GAGCTTTAAAGTGAAATACGGTCCCTATCCTACCATGGATGATCTCGCCTTAATGGGTCGCTCTACTGATCGGTTAACGAAAGTTATACCTATCTTGGAGCCTCTTAAGGTTAGGGTTATCACGGTTGGAAAAGCTTGGAGGTCTGCATTCTTAAGTGAATGGCAGCATTCGATGATGAGGAATATTAAACGTATACCGCAAATCGTCTCTGGACGAACACTTGATCCTAAAGAGATTACATCCTTATTGGATAATCTTCCTAAAGATTGGGTGGTCGTTTCTGATGACGGTGATGCAGCGACGGATTCCATTCATCCCTCTTTATCAGTAGGAGCTTTTAAGTACACCTTAGATTGGTGGAACAAGTCTACTGATGAGTTCTTTCGTTTCTTTAAAGAACAATATGAAGTTGATCTTCATTATGTCTTTACTGATAAGTCTGAACTCGCTTTTCATCAATTCAATGGTCAGTTGATGGGGGATCGTGCCTCCTTTCCTCTGCTTTGCCTCATTCATTATGGAGCAAAGGCATCCTTCTGCCGCCGACATGGTCTACCATTTGATTTCAAGATAAATGGAGATGATGGCTTGATAGCCATTCCTAAATCTCTAATTTCTTCTTATTTTGATCATATGAATAAGCTGTGGAACCTCAATCCATTGAAAACATGGATCTCGAATAAATACTGTAGTTTTAACTCACAGATGTTTACTCGAGGAGGTACACAAGTTCCAATAATAAGATGGAACATTGCTATTAATAATGACAAAAATGGGTCATTTGGTACGGATCCGACGGCAATTTCTAAGTTGATCTTAGATGCTCCCCGCTTTGCCAAAAAAGAAGTACTTCAGGAAGCCATTAGGCACTGGGGTCCCCTTCTAAAACGTTACAGTCGACCTTCTACAAATTGGTTTTTACCAACACATGTAGGAGGCTTGGGTATTGTTCCCCAATCTTACGACATAAAGGAAACAGTAACGAGAAGGCAAGCCAATTCTTTAAGGCAAGCGGTGGATTACATAGATTCCAACAAAGAGATTACTTGGTCTACTAAATCGTATACTAAAAATCGCAAACCTACCCATTGTCAAAAGACAGGATTGGGTCCCTCTGGCGAGAAGCTCTATACTGGAGTTTTCTTACAGAAGGGTTGGGTTGATCAGAAGTTACGTACGGTTCACCAAAGTAAATTGAAGGATATCAGGGGTGCAGGGACAAAGGC